ATCGGGTGCATCCGGGAAGGCAAGTGCCCGCCACGGTTCCGGCAGGCTAGGGTGGATGAAGGAGAATGCAAGGGACGGGAGATGAGGGGATAATGCCGCCAAGGTGCTCCATCTGCTCACACAAGGCGCGACACGAAATCGATATGGCGTTAGTCGAGGGAAGCGCCTCATTACGCGACATTGCGGTACAATACGATACATCAAAAGACGCCCTGAAACGGCACAAGGATAACGGGCATATCACCCCCAAGCTGATCAAGGCTGCGGAATCAAAAGAGGTCATCGCTACCAACCTGAAAACCACCGAAGCGGAGGACATCAAGAATCGGGCGATCAAGATCCTGGATATCGCTGAAAAGACCGGGGATGTCCGGTCCATGTGCGCCGCTATCCGTGAGGTCCGGGGCTGCATCGAACTACTGGCAAAGATGGGGGGAGCCCTAAAAGGCGATCAGCCTGTCGTGAATATTGGCATCATGATCGACCCGGAGAAGATCATCGGTACCGAAACGTACCGGGAATACGAGCGGAGGATCTATGCCGAAATTGCCGGTTAGTCCTCGCATATTCGCCCGGAAAGTCAGTGGGGGCCGGTGGACCTGCCCGAAACATCTGGAGTACCTAAACGAGCGCCTGTTGGATATCGCAGCCGGGAAGTGCAACCGGCTTATGGTATTCCTTCCCCCACGGCACGGGAAAAGCGAGTTTATCAGCAAGTACTTCGCGGCGTGGTATCTCGGAACCTTCCCGGACCGGCGCGTGATCCTCACATCCTACGAGGCAGACTTCGCGGCACAGTGGGGCAGGCGGGCCCGGGAACTCATCGAGGAGCACGGTAAACTCTCATTTATCGAGAAGATTGAGGTCATGCCGGACAGCTCCAGCGCTTCGCGGTGGGATATCAAAGGGCACACCGGCGGCATGGTGACGGCAGGGGTTGGCGGTCCCATCACCGGGAAAGGCGCGGATCTCGCTATCATTGACGATCCGGTTAAGAACGCAGAGCAGGCAAGCAGCAAGACATACCGCGATAAGGCATGGGAATGGTACCAGAGCACGCTTTACACCCGGTTAGAGCCGAACGGTGCGATCATCCTCATTATGACCCGGTGGAATCAAGGCGACCTTGCCGGGCGCATCCTTGAAGATATGCAGCAAGGCGGGGAACAGTGGGAAGTCATCAACCTCCCTGCAATCGCGGAGAGCAACGACCAGATCGCCCGTCCGGTTGGCGCTCCCCTGTGGCCGGGGAGGTTCGGGCTGCCAGAACTGGAGAAGATCAAGCGCACCGTCGGCTCTTACTACTGGACAGCCCTCTATCAGCAGCGCCCCACCCCCCAAGAAGGCGGGATGTTCAAACGGCAATGGTTCGAGATCGTGGACGATTACCCGAAAGCCTGCCGTAAGGTCCGCAGGTGGGATCTGGCAGCGTCACAACAGAAAGGCGATTGGACTAGTGGCCTTCTGCTTGGAGAGTGGCAGGGCATCTTTTACGTGATTGATCTTCAGCACGTACGCGAGAATCCCGCAGGCGTGGAGGCTCTGGTGCGGCAGACTGCTGAAGGGGATGGCATTTCGACAATGATCCGGATGGAGCAGGAGCCGGGGAGTTCGGGAGTGAACACTATCGACAATTACGCCCGCCGCATCCTCTTCGGGTACACATTCAAAGGCGTGCCCTCTACGGGACCGAAAGAAGTCAGGGCGCAACCCGTTTCAGCGGCAGCGGAGGCGGGCAACATCAAGATCGTAAAAGGTGCGTGGAATGCGGCATTTCTAGATGAAGTGACCCTGTTCCCGAACGGCGATCACGATGATATTGTTGATGTACTGAGTGGGGCCTTTACGGATTTAACATTGAGAACCGGCGGCCACATACGGGCGACCGGGCGAACTATTGGAGCGAGAACATGAAAGCGAAAGAAGTACTGGACGTTTGCGAACAACTGGAATATATGGCGGGAATCGGTCGGGGAATGCTTGTGGGAATCCCTCCGGATGGTGATGTGCTGATCAGGGTAAACCACGAGGATGCAGATCGGCAATTCATCCACCTTGCGGGGTTCTTTTGGGCGTGTCGCCCGGAGGCAAAAAGATCATGAGACTGACAATATTTGGAAAGGAGTTATCATTACTCGAAGGCCAGACGGACAATCTCGTCACGCGGGCAAAGGCATGGAACGCGGCCCCGGGGCTGGATCTCACACAGGATCCGACCCGCACATTCCGGACAATGCGGTCCCTGCGGAACATCTACCTGCAAGGCGCTTACATCGCGGAGGGCGTGGACCTGTTCCCGCTCTATGCGTTCGGTGCCGGGTATGAACTGGAAACCGATGAGGAAACCGAAGGCGACGGGGAAGCCGCAAAGAAAGCCGTGCAGGAATTCCTTGACCGGATCAACTTTTACGATGTCCAGTGGCAGCTCTCGGTCGATGCAGAGGTTGTCCGGGATGGCATCGCGGAGATCGTGTATGGCAAGGGCTCGCTCGGTCAGGTGCCGGTCAACGTGGTGCCCCGTCCGGCAGAGTGCTTTGAGTTCGATACTAACCTCAAAGGCGAAATCCAGACATACACCCAGAAATACGACAACCGAGGCAACATCATTCAGGCCGTCACCCTGGAGCCTAAACAGGTACTGCATTATCAGTTTATGAGCCGGACGGATTCCCCGTACGGCATCAGCATCGTGGAACGGTGCATCCACGACATTAAGCGGGATACGAAGGTCGCGGAGGCCATCACAGCGGGTATCTGCCTGCACGGCACCCCGAAATGGCACGTCAAAGCCAACAGCACCCAGCCGGACCGGGTTCCTCTATTAGATGCGCAGTTCTCCGCGCTTGAAAAGCAGTTTGAAGGGTTCAATGCAAAGGACCAGTTCATCACGGAAGGCGATATCGTGGTGCAGGCGCTGGATACCGCAGGCGTTCAAAACGTGCAGATGTATTCGGATGTTACCCTCCAGCGAGTAGTGGCGGGTATGGGGATCCCCGGGGAACTGCTCGGATTAAGGCAGGGCACCACCGACGCAACCGCCGTTTCCCGTGTGGGGGCGTTCCTGAAAAAGATCAAGAGCTGTCAGCGGGATATTGAGAGCCTGTGGAACCTGAATGTCATCGACAGGATCACCGGGAAACCCGGCCTCGTAAAACTGAAACTCAACGATCCATCGCCTGAGGACTTCGTGCAGATATCGGCAGCCATTGCACAGCTCAGGACAGGAGGCGATGAGACCGTCGCACCGTGGCAGTGGTGCCGTGAGCGGTTGAAGATCCCAACCAATGAAGAGCTCGGCATTGATGAGCCGGAACCCCGCCCGAAGTATGATCCCTCGCAGATGGGGCTCGGTGGATTCCTCAACAATCAACCCCCACAGGATAAGAGCGGGCAGGTAGAAGATGCCGAGAAGGAGCTGGCCGCCGCCGCCCACGAACTCTCGCAGATCGTGAGGGGGGCCACGAGGGAGATGGCAGATGATCCGGGCGGGCGATGGGTCACGATCAACGGAGCGCATATCCTGATCAAAGATGGGGAGACGGCAGGAGACGCATTCAAGAGGACGACGGGCAAAGACCTCACAACACACAAATTCTCAAAGGGGGGGAAAGAAATCGCGCTTCACCCGAAAGAAGCGACCCTATTATCTGGAACTACTAAGGCGGGTGCAATAACGGCCACAGTCAATGGCAAAACGACCGATGTCTATGACGCATATGCAAGCAAGCAATCTCCCACCGGATACCTCACAGAAATTAATCCCCACTCCCCTGTTGCTGCTGAAATTGCAACCCCCTCACAACTCAAACAGATCCAGAAACAAGGTAAAATGCCTATAAGTATTGATAAAGAGACACACGATTATATAAAATCCGAGTCCTCCCGTCTAATATCAGAGAAGATATCCAGTGAATCGTCAAAACCCCTCTCTTCGTGGAGAGTGAGCAAGGGGGATTATGATGTAATATCTGGTGTGAACCCGGTCGGGATAGAATCAGAATGGCATACTGAAGCATCCGGAATACACTCAGATATTGCGAAATTTGGGGATACCGAACGATCTGTATTCCGGGATGAGGTTGGGAGATTATCAGTCAAAGACGAGATCACACATGAAAATCTAAAATCTGCAATAATAAAGGCAAAAGCGAGTAAACCCACACCAAAACCAACAACCCCAGAAAAAGCGGCCTTGTATAAATCCAATTACGAGGTTGATAAAATGGAAAGGGGGCGCTAAAATTTTTCAGCAGGCCCCCGATATCCACACGCCTTGCAGCGGGCGGCGGGTATCTCCCCACCTTTTCTCACGGTTGTGCCATCCTTATGGCACCGATCAGAACCGCACTTCGGGCATTTCATGGTATCGAAGGGGCGCATTGGACCATCTCTTCGCGGGTAAGGCCGCATACTTCAACCTTCAGCGATCCGTCACTGCGTTGGCAGTTCTGACTTTTCTTATTCCGGCAATTTCCTTGTACCGTGCGGTACGGGCATTCTTCAACTTCATCCTGAAACGTGCATTGAGTCGCCATCTTCATTCTCTCCTGTCTCTTCGACATATACTATATTGTACGTTTCAGTATATAAAACCACCCACCAACCCACCAATAGCAAGGAGCACGGCATGATCCACCCGCATCTCACCCGGGCCATAAACCGATTCACCCGCGCTGCAATCGGTCTGAAAAAGAACCGGGAGAAAGATGCCATCGCCGCCGCTCACCTGTCAGCCGTCCGGGGATTCTTTCAGGAGCAGGCGCATATGGTCCTGTTCCGGTTCGAGCTGGCGATGCGAGATCAGTTCCCCGAAACCCAGGCAGCCCCGGTATCGTTCCGGCAGATGGGAGCCAAGCACCCGTACAGCACCGAAGCCCTGAAAAAATGGCTGGAGATATGGGACGGCATCGAATACGAGACAACGCCCCTTCTCCAGCAAGCGGTCACGGCAATCGAAGCGGACGCCTTGCAGAAAGGCGCCGACCAGCTCAGGGCACAACTCGGTTTTGATGCCAAGCGCACATTCAGCCTCGCCAACCCCCGGGCCGTGGCCTTCTTCCGCAAGACTGGGGGAAGTGTCGATTATATCCGCGACATTCAGGAAACCACGAAAGAGAGCCTGAAAACCGTTATCACCACGGGACTTGATGAGGGCTGGAGTTATTCGCAGACTGCTCGGGAGATCCGGAAACTCTACGATGGCCCGATCACAGTCAAGCGGGCGCAACTCATCGCCACGCACGAAGCAGCGCAGGCATATGAATATGGAAATTTTGCCTTCGGGAAATCAATTGAAGATGATGGCATAATCATGCGCAAACGTTGGGTTACATCCCACGATGATCGTGTTTCCGACGGGTGCCAAGAGAACGAAGATGCCGGTGCAATTCCATTAGATGAGGATTTCCCCTCAGGAGATCAGACCCCCCCGCGATTTCCCGGATGCAGGTGCTATTGTGCGTATGAACAGGAGAAGCCATGACGGAAATTAAAGACCTCTGTAAACAATGCGGCGGGAAGTGCTGCACCCATCCGTGGATGACGGACGCGGAATACGTCCGGCTGGTCCTCGTTATCGGCAATGAGAAAGCGCAGGCCGGCAGGCCGATCCGGGTAAACGGTGGATGGGTCTGGCAGCTCAAAGAGGGGGAACGGTGCCCCGGTGATACTGGCGCCGGTTGCGCTCTCCCGCATGAGGACCGGCCCCGGAACTGCCAATTATACCCGTTTGTGATGTTGCAGATCGTGACGAAGGAGATTAAACGCGATGTTCTCCCGGTGCTGGATATCCATGTATGCCCGCATTGGGTGGAGTTCGGCAAACAGTATGAGAGTATCAGAAAGGAGATCGAGAATGTCAGGTAAACGACCAGCCCCCAAGAAAGCACAGATCGAACCGCCCGCAGAACAGGATCCGGAAAGTACGCAAATGCGTACTTCCGAGCCTGAATCCATCACCGCACCTATGGCTGTTCAACCACTCACCACGGAAGAACAGATCGAGATCCTACAACTCCGTATCGCGGCCCTGGAACGCTGGCGGGAAGGTGCCAACAAACTGATCGTAAAGGTAGCGCACGATCATTCAATCCCGTATGTGGTCGGGGGAACTACGTGACCTTTAAACCCCCTTTTCCCCCGGCGGCGGTTGATTATATCCGGTCCCACATTGACGAGAGCCGGAGCATACTGGCATACAAGGTTACGGTGGGGTTCGGGTATCCCTGTACAAAAGAGGGGATTAAGGGTATAATCAGGAAGATAAAGGCGGAAACCACCAGACCCCTTTGTTCTCCCTAACCGTGCTCGGCGGCACACCCTAACCCTAAGTAATCACACCATCCACTTATACTTTTCTTGTCTATATGCTATTATGGCAAACTGGCTCGTCTCTTATTACAAGTCTGTCTCAGAAATGCAGACCGCAGTTGCGGCAATCGACAACGCCGTGACAATCCATGTGGTGCCGGATAAGGAAGGCGGGTTTACGCTCATCAAGTCAGCATAACCCTAACCATAAGTAAACTCACCATCCACTTATACCTTTCCCGCTCCAATAGTAGTATGCCAGGATTGGCAGCCGATTCTATCCCGAATACGTTGTTCCACACCGAAGGCGCCGGCAAGGGCGTCCCGGCAGTGTCTTATATTCGGGCTCTTGCAGAGATGCGTGAATTACGCATACCGTTTGTCACCCCTCAACTGTACGAGCTGGAGAGCGGCGATCTTCTGATCAAGGACGCACCGCTTTTAGCAGAGGGAGAGTGGACAGATTCAGCAGTACAGACCCCGCTTTTCTACACCGCAAAGGCTCTCGAAGAGTTTGCAGCCAACTGGAGAAAAAAGATCGGATTTAACCGGCACCTCAAAGGACAGCCCCGCGACAAATCCAACGAAGTGAGTGAGGCCATCAATCCTCATTACGGGCAGTTTGCCGATGATACCGGTGCCGTTCACAACGCGATCCTTTCTGACATTCTCGTTTATGGCGACAACCCTTCCGGGCGGGCCATGCAGGAACTGATCAAGCGGAACCAGATCAAGTATCTCTCGGTTGAACACGGCGGCGAGGAGGAATACAACCCGATCACCGGCCGGATGGAATCAAAGACTCTCGAATTTTACGGCTACGCTCACGTCAACAAAGGCGCGTGCAAAGTCT